GCCCGGCGACGGCCGCGTCATCGCCCTGACCTGAGGAGGCAGCGTGACGACATCTGTGTCCCTGCTGCCTCCGCAGTCCGGGTCGAGCTTCCCGGCTCCGCACATCGACGCTCTGTCTGACTACGAGCAGATGCTTGCGACGGGGCTGTCGGTGAAGCTCGCGTCGCAGACGTGGCAGGCCCGCAACAGGTGGCTGTACTACGACGGGCTGCAGCTGATGCAGAACCTCGGCATCTCCGTCCCGCCGACCCTGGCCGCGATCCGCACGGTCGTCGACTGGCCGCGCATCTGCGTAGACCCGCTGGTGCAGCGCTGCGTCCTGGACGGGGTGCGGCTGGCCGGCGCGACGGACGTCGACGACGAACTCGCGGAGCACTTCGAGGCGAACGATCTTGCTGCGGAACTGCCGCTCGCGTTCCTGGACTCGCTGGTCGTGGGCCGCGGCTACGGGATTGTCGGCTCGCCCGACCAAGCCGGCGATTCGCCGCTGGTGACGGTGGAGTCGCCGCTGAACATGGCGATGACCTGGGACCCGCGTACCCGGCAGGTGACCGCCGCCTACCAGGCCTACGAGGTTGAGGGTGTGTACCGGGCGGCGCTGTACCTGCCGGACGTGTCGGTCTTCATGTCGCGGGATCAGTTCGCGTCCCAGTGGATCGTCGACGACCGGGACGTGCACGGCTTCGGCGAGGTTCCGGTGGTCAGGTTACCGAACCGGGCCCGCACGTCGGACCGGGAGGGCCGCTCGCAGATCACCGCAGCGGTGATGAACACCACCGACTCGGCGTGCCGCTCGCTGCTCGGCATGGAGATCGCCCGCGAGTTCTACTCCGTCCCGCACCGGTACGTCCTCGGCGCCCGCGAGGAGGACTACAAGGACGCGCAGGGCAACCCGAAGTCGGCGCTCGAGATGGTCATGTCGAAGATGCTCGCGTTCGAGCGTGACTCGTCGGGGGAGGCGCCGACGGTGGGGCAGTTCACGGCGTTCGACCCGTCGGTATTCACGAAGATCATCGACGAGCACGCGCAGCTCATGTCTTCTTACACCGGGTTCCCGCCGTCGTATTTCGGGCTCACGACGACAGCGAACCCGGCCTCGGCTGACGCTATCCGTGTCGCGGAGAACGGGATCGACCGGGCCGCGACGCAGAAGCAGGAGCAGTGGGCCGGTCCGGTCCGCAAACTGGCGCAGCTGGTGTGGCGGTTCGCGAACGGCGGGCGCCCGCTACCGGACGAGTTGCGGCGTATGGACGTCGACTGGGTCGACGCGGGCACCCAAACGCCCGCAGCGACCTCGGACGCACTGTTCAAGCAAGCGCAGATGGGTGCGGTGCCGGCGACCTCCGATGTCGTCCTCAAGCGTCTCGGGTATTCAGCGGTCGAGCGGCAGCGTCTGGCCGCCGATCGGGCCGTCGACGCAGGCGCATCGGTGCTGGCCGAACTCGCCTCGTCGCTGCAGGCCAAGGATGCCCGCACCGACCTGACCGTGGCCCGTGACATCAACCCGTCGGCAGTGAAGCCGCAACCCGGTGACGCAACCAGCAGTCCCGGCAGTAGCGGCCAGCAGTAGCCAGGCCGTGCAGGCCGCGATCGTGACGGCGCTCGCGCGAGACCTGCAGCGGGCATGGCCGCAGCTGAACGTCTCCGAGTTGCGCGCCACGTTGCCGCGGTTCACGACCCTCGTGGCCGCCCTGGTCCACCGCTACGGGTCAGCGTCCGCGACCGCGGCTGTGCAGCAGTACCGCACGGAACGCGCCTCAGCGGGCGTCACGGGCCGGTTGACGCTCATCCCCGCGCAACTGCCCAGGTTGCCGCAGATCGGTCAGACGGTCGACTGGGCGACGCAACCACTGTGGGCCGCCGAACCGGACATCGCGGCGGCGGAGAAGCTCGTGCAGTCCTCGGCGGAGAAACTGGTCCTCGACGTGGGCCGCGACACGATCGTCAGCAACGCCAGGCGCGACGACAAGGCCCGCGGCTGGGCCCGCGTACCGGAGCCGGGTGCCTGCTACTTCTGTGCGCTGCTCGCGACCCGCGGCATGGTCTACAAGAAGGCCACCGCCGGGTTCTTGTCGCACGACCACTGCCGCTGCCACGCGGAGCCGGTGTTCACCGCCTACGAACCGTCCGCGCAGATCCGGGAGTGGCAGCAGCTCTACCGCGACTCGACGCACGGGTCGGGTTCGAAGAACGTGCAGCGGCAGTGGCGTAAGGCGTATGCCGCCGCCTACCCCGACTCTGTCGCCTGACCCTCTGGCCGCACGACCGAGAAACACCCGACCATCCGCACGGAAGGTTCCGCCATGCCCGAAACCCCAACCGCGACCGAGCAGCAGCCGACCGGTCAACCGCCCGAGCCTGCACAGGCCGAGACGGACTGGAAGGCCGAGGCCCGCAAGTGGGAGCAGCGCGCCAAGGACAACAAGGCGAAACTCGACGAGGCCGCCCCGAAGCTCACCGAATACGACGCGCTCGTCCAGGCGTCCAAGTCCGACCTGCAGCGGGCGCAGGAAGACGTGACCCGCTGGCAGTCCGAGGCCGAGAAGTGGCGCGGCTCAGCGGTCGGGTACCGGATCGAGTCACTGGCCGGCGACTTCGCTGACCCGTCGGACGCGATCTCCCAACTCGACCCGGCCAAGTACCTCGGCGCGGACGGCCAGATCGACGACAAGGCGATCACCGCCGACCTCGCGGCCGTCCTCGACCGCAAGCCGCACTGGCGCCGCCAGGAAGGCACCCCGACGGCACGTGTTCCCGCCCCGAACCCTGCACAGGGCTCCGGCGCCGGCACCGCGACCGGCAATCCCGCTGCGGAGTTCGCGGCGATCCTCAAGGAGTCAGTCATGGCTGCTGTGCAGCTTTCCAATGTCAACGGCACCCTGTTGCCGCCGACCATCACCGGCCCGATCTTCAAGAAGGCCGCCGAGACGTCCGCCGTCATGCAACTCGCCCGTCGGGTGCCGCTGTCGATGACGGCCGCGACAGCGATCCCGATCCCGATGGACGTCCCGACCGCGGGGTGGATTTCTGAGGGTGCGGCGAAGCCGGTGTCAACCAGCGGTGTCGGCATCAAGATCATGACCGGCAAGAAGGTCGCGCTGCTCGTCCCGGTCTCGCAGGAGGTCGCCATGAGCAACGCGGCGGGCCTGTATGACCAGTTGCAGCAGGATCTGCCGACCGCGATCTCGCGGGCCTTCGACTACGCCGCGATCCACGGCCTGGACCTGAAGACCGGCGGCGCGGGTCCGTTCGGCGACTACCTCGCCAATACCCCGAACTCGCAGGTCATCGGCTCGAGCGCCGCGAACGCGGGCGGCGTGTACGCCGACCTGTGGAAGGGCGTGCAGCAGGTCATCAACGCGCCCACCGCCGGGTACGAGTTCACCGGCTTCGCCGCCGACCCGCGGCTGCGGCCGGAGGCGGCACTGTCGGTCGACAACAACGGTCGACCGTTCTTCGTCGACAGCTCCCTGAACGCCAACTCGCCGAACAACGCCTCGACCCTCATCGGGTACCCGACGTACTTCAACACCGGCGTGTCAGGCCGCTACTACCGGCAGGGCGACACCGTCCAGGTCGTCACCATCGTCGGCACCCCGACCGGTGGCACGTTCACCGTCACCGTGGCCGGGCAGAACTCCGGTGCGATCGCGTACAACGCGACCGGCGCGACCGTACAGACCGCGCTGCGGCTCCTGGCCGGCTACTCGGACATCGGTGTCACCGGTTCGGCCGGCGGCCCCTACACCGTCACCTTCGCCGGCGCGGCCGGTCCGGTGTCGGTGAACCAGAAGTCGCTGACCGGCGGCACGGCCGCGACGTCGCAGGCCACCGTTGCGCAGTCCCCGACGCTCGACTCCGGGGTCCGTGCGGTCGGCGGCGACTGGTCACAGTGCGCGTACGGCGAGGGCATGGGCATCACGATCAAGGTGTCCGATCAGGCGTCGTACTCGCCCGACGGCGGGACGACGTGGGTGTCGGCGTTCCAGAACAACCTGATCCTGCTGCTCGTCGAGGCCTACTACGGCTTCATCGTCAACGACCCGGACGCGTTCGTGATCTACACCCACGCGACCGGCAGCTG